GGCAATATCACTGAGTGTATTGAAGACCTTAGAAGATGTGGATCTACTTGTCTTAACAGATGAAGCTCCTGGTTCTGCTTTAGTTGAAACAGGCCCAACTTCACTTATCACTTGTTGTGCTAAGGAAGTTGCTTGACTGGCTTCAGAGGCGTTGAGTGGCGCAGCGGATGGGACTCCAAAGAGTCCACCGGCACCAGGGACATTAGCATCAGTTCTGAGTTGAAACTCATAATTGGTGACTAAGTCAACCTCAAAAGTCGCGTCAGCGGCGAGATCGAAACCAAAGATTAAGAGCCAAGGCATACAATCGTTTTGAGCAGTGTCAAACACTTGCTGCTGCGTACCGGCGTTTAGACCAGTAGGCGGGAAAAGAGCAAGAGCATCATAAAGATTCTCACTCGGGGCCGTAGATGGGTTGGAGGTATTACCACCAGCCCAGGTTTGACCCGGAGCAACTTGACCACCAATTAAATTGGGAGTCATGTTTGTTCTCCGAAATCCTTGATCCATAGAAAAAGGAAGGGAGACAACTTCAATACCATCAATCGCGGGTCCGATCTTTGTGTACGGTAGAGTTGATAAATCCTGGAATGATTTATTATTTAAATCATTACCAGGTGGAAGTACAGTGGCACCTAGTATGCCAGTGCAAGTGAGGGGGGGTCCAGTGTATCTAACACGAATCCCCTGGCTCACAACTTTAAATCCAGAATATTTGGTGGCTAAGTCAACTTCGCCTTTGCAAGGTACCCAAACAGATGTTCTTAAAATGACGTCGTCAACTAAGAACTGGTTGTAAGTTACGTAGCGGCTGAGGTCGGGTCGCATCATGATTGAGAGTTTGTTTGCCACATTTGGCAAACGCTCATGTTCATGATGATGGACAACAACGGATGGAATTAAACCATCAACTACCGCTGGGAGTCTTACAGCGCTGTTTCGGTCAAAGGGATCCAACAAAGATTTTAAATAATTCTGAATACACTGAGCCTTATGCTGTGTAATTGCGGAATTGGAAGGAGCTCTCGAAGAGGTTTTTCTCTTCGAAAGTGAGCGGTTACTCGACTTCCTGGTGGTAGGATTTCTCCCAACACTCTCATTCGGCATTTGGCGAAGATAGTCATCATATCTTCTAGCTTTTTCTGTCTTAGACAGTTTCTCTTTCGAAAACTTGGAGTTGTGCTTAGCAACAAACTCCGAATACGTTAATTTCTTATTTCCTACCATGATGTAAAAAATATTCAGCGTCTGTTTTAATAGCGCAAGCTGAATATTGATTAGATTCATGTTGAAGAAAAGTTGAAAGTAACACTTTATCACGGTTATAAACCATACGAACATCACGGTGCATAAGCCCTCTCTTTGAGATGCTATCTAAGATAGCCTCAATCGCTAAGAGAACTTTGTAAATACCACGAATTTCATCTGATCCTGGATCTGGATGCAAATGCAACCATTTAACATTTTGCCACACACCTAGTAACCTTTGTTGACGCAAAGAAGTGAAATTTATTAATTTTCCACTCTTGTGAATCAAGCCAAAGGAAATTCGGTCGTAGTCGTAACAATAGGAAAACCATTTTCCATTGCGACGAAAAGCCTTTCTTCCAAGAAAGATACTATCTTCAATGTTAGGAACAAATTCGATCGTACAGTTGACCCCTGTAATAAGGTTCCAGAGTCGAGGGACATCTTTGCAGAAGTCCATTTGTTCTTGATTGTGTATGGCCAAAGTACCATCATCACCCATACATAGGAAGCCTGTGTCCCTCAAGAATTCTGTGAATTCGAGGTTACATTCAGGTCGCTCTTCCTTATAGATCATGAGCATAATTGACCAAATCAAGATTTGGGCTAGACTATTATTAGTAGACGTAGCCGGGGCGCCGGAGGGATTACCATTCCGAACGAGTATTATTTCGCCGTCTGGCAAAATATGGACACGGCAGGCCAAGGAACTGGCGACCATGTCTAAAAGAGCTAACAATTGTGAGTCAGCACCACATGCTTTATATATAGCCTTTCGGACAATATAACAAGATCTGATGATGAACTCGGGAAGGGACCTATCAAATTTAGTCCCGTCCCAGTTAAACATCGCAATAGGATCATGC